TCCACGAGCATCTCTGCCAACATTTGTTGGGCGTACTGCATAGCAGTAGGCTCAATGGCAATGATGCGCGGTGCTTTGAGCGTCTTAGGAACCGTGATGACCCTGACGGGTCGTTCGGCACCAGGTTCGAGGAAGTCGATTTGATCGAGCAGGTCAGCACTGCGCCAGGAGGGGAGAAGCATTTCCCCGGCTGGCAAGACCTTTTCGAGCCGCTCGGTCCATTCGCGTTGCTGCCATTTCCGATTACCTCGGAGTCGGTCAGCTGTAGCGCCAGGGCCGTGCTTGGGGCGTAGCTCTGAGTCAGTCGCCAGGTTGTAAAGCCTAGCGTCCCACTCAACGCATAAATCCCCAAAGAGAGCATTGAACCAATCAGAAAACCGATCAAGAAGAGGCTCACGAGCCTCCACCCAGTCGGTCTCGAGACGGGTTGTAACCTCTCTGACTTCCTTCTCACACTCGACGTACCCACGGATAGCCTTCCTAACTCGTGCATCGCTGCACGGGAGGTGGATCTTGCTGAAAAACAGGCAAGCCTGCCTCACAGCACGGATGGCGTCCGGGTTCGGGTCGTTGAGCAGAACTCCAGATTCAGAATCGAACACTTGGTCAACGAAACCTCGCAAGAAAGCGGGGAGCCGTGAACCTCTCGACCGGCGGAAGCCAGTAAAGAGATCCGGACCAACATACTCTCGATCCAACGCGATAACAAAATCGTCGTGGAAAGAGGGGAGGGTAATCGTTACAAACGAAAAACCCTCGAGTTCGATTCGCCTCGCGACCGTATTAAAGTCGCGAAGGGTGCGTGCGCTCACAGTACTACCCAAGTCTTCGAGTAGTACCCGGAAGAGCAACAACAGGCTTTTCATAGCCTGCTCCTTTCAATGTAGGGGCGAGGTTATCCTGAGCATGACGTTGTTCAACCCTAGAGACCTGTGGGTCTCCATCCGCCTGTGACACGCTGATGTCTAAAACGAAGTTCAAACATCAGCATGACAAGCCTCAGGTAGAGGCTTATCAGTTCTCACCACCGAGCCACTTGGTGATGAGAGCACCGGAGGAGGCGTTCAGCGCGGCAATGAAGCCGTCGATGACCGCCTTCTGCTCGGCCACGGTATATCCCGCCGGAGGGACATCTGCCACAAGGTAGATGCCCATCCCCACCTGAACATTGGTGGTAGGCAGGAACGGGTCCGCTGAGATCTTGTTCTGATCCAGCCGGACAACGCGACGATTGCGCTTCCCATAGGAATGGGAAACGGTCATCGTCACGGTTCCGTCGTTCGACTTGAACGTACCGCTGTTCGCCCCGTTAGAAACACGGGGAAGCGAACTGGTCGTACCGGAAATAGTCACGGACTGCGGGTCTGCAAACATCTTGCTGTGCTCCGATCTGCTTCGTCTCACGACGAGGCATGGTTGTGGCACTTACGCATGAACGCGTAAGGGCAGGAATTTTGTGCAATGACTCGCTAGCG